AAATAATATGAATGGCGGTCATTTTATAGACCCTATGGTAGACTTAGAAATAAAACAACTTAAAAACGAACTAGGATTTTAAACTATGGGAAGATTAAAAGAGTTCTTGATAAATGAGCAGATGCGAATGTCAGGAGATTGGAGAGAACAAAATCATTACGAATATTTATCTTGGAGAAAGCAATTAGAAGAAGAACAATATGGAAAACAAAAAAGGATTAGGATTGTATCACATAGACGAGGAGACAAGACTAAAGATAGATAATATGTTGTTGCAAAACGCAATCAATGTTGCAAATTCAGGAACAGGTAGTAGGTTGGATAATGGAGATGAAAATGAAGTGCAAAAAGCTTGGCTTGAGCTTCAATTCGAAATAAGAAGACTAGACCCTGCATTTTATAACATAATAAAAAACTAAATTGAAAAAAGGGAGCATAATATGTTGGTGGAGTGGAGGAGTTACAAGTGCTGTTGCTTGCAAAATAACTATAGAATTGTTCGGAAAAGAAAACTGTAAAGTTATATTTATAGATACAAAAAACGAAGACGATGATTCTTACAGGTTTAAAGATGATTGCTCTGATTGGTACGGGTTACCTATAGAGTCTATATCTAGCAACAAGTTTGATTCCGTTCAACAAGTTTGGGAATCGGGATTGTATTTAAACGTAGCAGGTGGAGCTCCTTGTAGTGATAGAATGAAAAGGAGGGTTAGAGAAGTTTGGGAAAAAGAAAACGATTGGACTTATCAAGTCTTTGGTTTTGAATTAGAAGAATGGAGAAGAGCTAAATCTTTGAAAATAAACCACCCACAAACAAACCCTATATTCCCTTTAATGATGTTTGGTTTAACAAAAAAGAATTGCATAGAAAGATTGGAAAGCGAGGGGTTAGATATACCTAATATGTACAAGTATGGTTTTAGAAACAATAACTGTTTTAAGACAGGATGCGTTCAAGGAGGTATAGGTTATTGGAAAAAAATGCAAACAGAATTTCCTGAAAAGTTTGAGGCTATGGCTGAAATGGAGCATAAGTTGACAAACAAAAAAGGGCGACCTGTAACAATGCTAAAAGACCGAGGGAAGAGTCCAGGATTAGTGTTTTTGAAAAAGCATAAAGACTACCCTAGCATAAAAGAAATATCAGAGATGAGAGGTAGACCTGTTAAGCCATTATTTGAATGTAATGGTTTGTGTGGGGTTAATGACTTATCAGAAAGAAGTAGTACGGAAAAAGAATTAAATAACAATCAAGAAAAATTATTTTAATATGACTAAGAAAGACGAAAAAACAGAAGCAGAAAAGCAAGCAGAAGAGATAGCTAGAGAAACTTGGGACTCTTGGATTGTAGATTTAACAGATGCAGACCAACCTACAGCTTGCTCTATAGATGATGATGATTGTGAAGCGTGCGGTAGCTAAATAATTAACGAGAGCTTCCTGCGTGAGTGGAGCATAACCAAAGCCCTACTGATACCTTTAATACCTTATGGGATAGGCGTTAATTGAAGTAGGCAGTCAGCGTCAAAAGTGGGTATCCCCCACTCTTGGCTTTGATTAAAACAAAACAAATTACAATGATTGGAAATATTTTTATTATATTAGCAATAATAACTTCATTTTGGGTTATTATAGATTCATTTTCAACTAAAGAAAAATAATTATGCAGATAGCAGAGGAAGCATTAAAAGTTCTTAGGGAGTCCCAAACAACTTCCGATGAAAACAACTATATGCACGCATACTCTAGTATGGTTGTAGAGGTTTCAAAAATGAGAGATGAATTAAACACTAAGGCAGGAATAATTGCTAACGATGTTTATGATTCTAAGTTAAAAAGAGTTGAAGATTTAGAGCGATGCTTATTATTATTCAATGAGTGTTACTTTAAGATGATGTACTACAAGCAGGAAGTGGTTGCTAGCAAGTCAAAGTTAGTCAGCAAGGAACTTGAGTTTGTTAATTTTGTCACAAAACATATAGATAGTGAGTAGTATAGAATACAAGGTTTGTACTAAGATTACACAGAGAGCACAGCTAGGTAAAAAGAAGTACGGAACAACTATGGATAGAACGGATTTAAGTCGATTAGATTGGCTTAAACACGCTCAAGAAGAAGCAATGGACTTAGCAGTCTACTTAGAAAAACTAATAGATGAGGAACAAAAGAAAAAGCCCTGTAAGAACTGCCGCTGTGAAGGCGGGATTTCGGAGTGGACTAGAACATCGAGTTTGGAAGAATTTGATTCAGAGAAAGGTTAAAGGTGCTGCCTACGAGCCTATAAAGATTTCATACGTTATCCCCCTGAGTGAACACTCTTACACCCCCGATATAGTATTAGCCAATGGTATTATATTGGAGGTTAAGGGTCGTTTAGTAAAAGCAGATAGGGATAAGCACTTATTAATCAAAGAGCAATACCCTAATATAGACCTTAGATTTGTATTTCAGAACGCAAACAACAAGATTAGAAAGGGCAGTCAAACGACTTACGCTCAATGGTGTGAAAAAAATGACATAAAATGGTGCGAAAAATTAGTGCCTGATAGTTGGCTTAAAGAGAAAAAGTAGTATATTTGAATATTCCCTGTTTATCTCTGCATTGTTTGTTTGGTTAGAGACTTGGTAGCCCTTGCGTTTGCAGGGGTTGCTTTTTTTTACTATATTTGCTTTATGGAAAAACAATACAGACCTCGATTATCTGAATTTGAATGGAGTTTAATTCAAAAAGCTAGAGAGTCAGAATCCCCATCAACAGGAAACGTCTTAGTTATAGGCGACATTCACGAACCTTTTTGTATAGACGGTTATTTAGAACATTGTAAAGAGCAGATGCGAAAGTATCAATGCTCTGAAGTTGTGTTTATAGGCGACATAATAGACTCGCACTACTCTAGTTTCCATAGGCAAGACCCTGACGGTTACGGAGCAGGAGAAGAGCTAGAAAGAGCTATAGATAAAATACAGGCGTGGTATAATGCTTTTCCAATAGCAAAGGTTTGTATAGGTAATCACGATGCAATCGTTAGACGTAAGGCTTTTGACAGCGGAGTGTCTAAAGTTTGGATACGGGATTTCGATGAAGTTTTAGGCGTTGAAGGTTGGGATTTCAAAGAGCATCACAAAATAGGTGGAGTTCTTTATGTTCACGGAACAGGAACTTCAGGTCGTAATGCTGCAGCAGGTAAGTCTTTACAGTTTGGTTGCCCCGTAGTTCAAGGGCATATACACACCGAAGCCTCAGTTATTTATAACGGAGGACATTGGGGTATGCAAGTAGGGTGTGGAGTTGATAGAGACTCTTACGCTATGGCTTACGCAAAGCACTTCGCTAAGTCTTATAAATTGGCTTGCGGAGTTGTCCTCAATAACGGGACTTTACCTATAGTAATCCCTTTTACTTAGAATCAGGAGCGTAAACAGTTAGAGTTGCTAAAGCAAACATAACTAAATGCTGCCAAGCCACTACTCCGTTAAGTTCTATTTGATGAACAGCGGCTATGGCTATAACGCCACCTATGGTTCTTTTACTAGACCACTTGCCGTGCTTATCTTTAAACATTTTCGGAACTATTACAGACATTATTTTAGCACCTAAGCTAACCATAGGATTAATTTTCATAGGTTTAACATCTTTTAGCTCCTCTTCTTTTAGTTTTCTATTCTTCCTTCTTAGACCCATAGTTCGGGATTAAAAATTCAAATACTTTATCTATCTTACCGAAGATAGCGTCATCTTTTACGTTAGGGGTTAGCCTTACAAATACTTTTGCAGCAGCCATTAAACCTGCTAATACAGCAATAATATCTGCTCCGTTTTGTGAAATGTACTCAATCATTTTTTCTTAAATTATGGTTATGTAAAATGAATCAGGAAGCACAGACAATAATGAGTCCATAGTATCCCTACTAGAAGTAACGTCTAGCTCTCCGTCTTTATTTATATCAGCGTAAGTCTTTCCAACAGCAATACAACCTCTTAATTGAGAATGATAATTAGCTGCGTGAATAAGAATATAATCCCTACCTTCGACATCTTCAATTATAAAATGCTCTCCGTGTTTAGCTGAAAATCTTATATTTACAAGATACTCGCCTCTAGGAATGCAAGATATTTTTTGCTTATTATCTTTCCAAGAAAGCTCTAGGGTTTTGCAAGAGAAACACTCTTTAATTTCGTCGTGAATCGTTAGCTTTCCTAACGTCTCTTTCCCTGTATCTACTAGTCTATTTAAAACTACTTTCATCTCTATTTGTTAAGGCTTCTCCCATTTCAGCTATCAGCTTAGCTAAATGCTTAAAAAAACTTTTCATTACTTAGCTCTATTTACTTTTTTAGCAACCTTCTTGCTGTAAGAAGCTTTTTGCTTTCCTTTAGCAGTTGCTTTCTTTTTCTTTTTGTTTTCTGCGGCTTTTTGAGCAGGTGTAAGGGACTCTCTAACACTCTTTGGCAAGTATCTACCTCTTTTACTTTTAGGCTTCTTCTTGTCCTTTTCTGAGATGTAATCCCATTCTTGTTTAGTCCATTTCTTAAGACTTTTTTGAGGTTTTTTAGTAGCCATTATTTATACCCTCCTCCTGCTTTTTTGTACTCGTTAGCTAATAGTTGTGCTTTTCTTGCAGACCATTGACCTGCTCTACCACCTTTAGTTCCTGCTTTTATCTTATTAAATAAACGCTTTCGCATAGTTGGCTTAGTGTAGTTTCCTGAACTATTAACCGTACTTTTCTTTTTCTTTACAGCCATAACTTACCACTTTACTTTATCAGCCCAATAAGCAGCAGACATCTTGCCTTTAGCAATATTTTTTGCGTGTCGAGCCTTAAATGATTTACGTTTTGCTTTCATCTTATCAGACTCTCCTTTCTTTGGTTTTCCCGCAGTACTTGCACCTTGTTCTCCAAATCGAATAGTCTTTATTTTATCTCCTTCTTTAGCCACAACAACGTGTGATTTTTTAGGATGATTAGGGGTTCGT